GGATCTTTTTTATAAATATTTCTTTGACCTTTTAAAAATTCTAATCTTTGTTTTCTCGCTTCTTTTCCTACTGTTTTAATTTTTTTAGCACCTTTAATTATGGCACCCATTCCTTTAGTTATTATTGTCATAATTTTCTCCTATATATTTGGATAGTAGTTTTTAGGAGTTATGTATGTACTAGCAGCAGAACCATCTTCAGCTAAAGCTCTTGCTAATTCATCTTCGTATAATAACTTCATTGTTTGTGTTAATTGCGGATTTAACTTTTGACTTAAATAAAAAGCTAAACCTGAAACCATACAAGGTACGAATCTATATGGTACGTTAGTTGCATCTGTATAAGTTGCATCTGCATCTTGTAATCTTTTTACATAATAAAAATGTATATCTTTAGATGCGTTTGATGAGTCAGCTGTTGGATAAACTGTAATTGTAGTTTTATCTACAAATCTTTGTACAAAATATTGTGAAGGTGTTCCTTTAGATAGTTTTGCAGATAAAGCAGAATATGCAGATCTAGCTATTTTAGTTAATGCAGAATCAGATTGAGTTGTTTGTGTTCTATTACTTCTTAATGTTGCTTCTAGTACATCTGCTACACCATAAATACTAGATGGATTTGTTACAGAACTTGTACCATCTCCACTTGCTCTATAAAAAGTATATTCAGCTTGTCCTTCAATTAAATCAATATTAGCATCTGCCACTTCCCAATAATGAATACCTCTATTACCCCATTCTTGAAAAAGAATGTTAAGAGATCTTCTTGCTGTTTTTAATTGATAACCACTTACTGCTGAAATACCAATTCGCTCATAAGCTTCTTGTATAATTTCATCAACAGCAAATGTTTTGTCGAACGTTACTGTTCCAGAAGTAGTATTAGCCATCTGCTACCTCCCTACGAATACAGTTTTCTAAATTCTGCTACAACCGTATACATGTTTCCAGAATCAGCTGCGCCTGGAACTACAAAGTTTACATCACTCTCATTGGTATTATTTGATTTGTCAGTTTTAATTCCACCAAATTCTCTAAAATCCCAATAGCCTGATCCTGTTAAACCAATAATAGGAATATCACCATCGTCGTCTTCTTCGTCTAAACGTGCGTATGAATCTCCACCATCTCCTGAATCACAAGAAAACCAAAGTCTTTGTAATACAAGGTGATTAGCAGAATTGCCTTCACTGTTTTTTGCCATGGCTGAAACATCACCAAATACTGTTGTTCCGCCTGTTCCGTCTGATTGATTTACTATTTTAATAACAACTCTTGCATCGTTTTCTTGCAAAATAGTTGGTCCTGTTACTGTGTCTGCCATAATCCCTCCTTAATTAAGATTACTAGATGGGGCCGAAGCCCCATCATAAGAT